AAAGATGAGACTGATATCTGAAGAACTTACTGATGTTAAATTTCTCTCCGAAGAGAAAGATGGCAAGAGGAATTACTTCATTGAAGGTATCTTTTTGCAAGCGGAATTAAAAAACCGTAATGGCAGAATGTACCCTCAGAAAACATTAGCACGTGAAGTTGCTAAATATGATGAGTCTTATATTAAATCTGGTCGTGCTCTTGGTGAGTTAGGTCACCCTGACGGACCTTCTATTAATTTAGATAGGGTTTCACATAAGATACAATCTTTGAAAGAAGATGGAAATAACTTCATCGGTAGAGCAAAGATACTTGACACACCAAACGGAAAAATTGCAAAGTCTTTACTCGATGAGGGTGTAAGACTTGGAGTTTCTTCCAGAGGTATGGGATCAATCAAGAAGGAATCTAACTGCAATGTTGTATGTGATGATTTCATGCTTGCCACTGCTGCTGATATTGTAGCAGATCCTTCTGCACCTGATGCTTTCGTAAATGGAATCATGGAAGGTAAAGAATGGGTTTGGAATAATGGTGTACTTAAAGAGTCTGCTGTTGCCCAAATCAAACAAGAAATTGATGAAGCAACTCTTATTAATCTGCAAGAGAAGAAAATCTCCGCATTTGCAGCATTTTTAAAGAGTTTGTGATTTATAAATAAATAAAGAAACGCTAATGCAAAACGGAGTTCAAACAAATGGCTGAGACCTCACTCGATAAAGAGTTAGATAATATGGATCAAGTGACCGAAGGTTCTAACGCAGTTACTAAAAACGCCAAACCCGCTGAAAAGATTGATACATCTAAATCAACCGATTCACTAGGTGGAAGTGGTAAGAAAGTAATTAACGTCACCTCGGATTCCCTGGAAGGTGCCGCTGGCACTAAAAATGCAGGAAAATCTGCAGCTAACTCTGTTGGCGTAGAGAAGGATAAGTCTTTGAAGACTAAGCCTTCAGCAGCATCATCAAAACAGGAGGACGTAGAAGATGACAGCGAAAAGGAAACAATCGCTGAAACCGACCTCGACTTTACTGAGGATGTTGACGCTCTTGTCGCAGGTGAAGACCTCTCAGAAGAGTTCCGACTAAAAGCAGCGACTATCTTTGAAGCAGCGGTAACAAGCCGTGTTAACAAAGAAGCAGCAGCGTTACAAGAGGCGATGGAATCTGCCTTAACTGAAGAAGTTGAAAAGATTCAAACAGAATTGGCCGAGAAGGTAGACGATTATCTCTCTTATGCCGCCGATCAATGGATGAAGGAAAATTCCCTTCAGATCGAGCACGGTATTAAGACCGAGATGGCAGAATCGTTCTTCAACGGTCTAAAAGGTCTCTTCTTAGAGCACAACTTTACAGTGCCTGAGGAGAAATTCAACCTGCTAGATGGAATGGCAGGTGAGATAGATGATATGGAAGCTAAACTCAACGAGCAAATCGATTCTAATGTCTCTTTAAATAAGAGGATTGGAGAGTTTGTTAAAATGGAAATTGTGAACGAATGTGCAGTGGGACTCGCTGAGACCCAAAAGGAGAAGCTTGCTTCTCTCGCAGAGGGTGTTGAGTTTGAAACTGAAGATGACTTTAGAAATAAAGTCAATACGATTAAGGAATCATACTTCACTAGGAAGGCTGAACTTACAGAATCTGTAAGCGAACCCACCGAGGAAGCATCTGAACCCCTTGTCGAGAGTACAACAGGTGGTACTATGTCTAAGTACGTAGATGCAATCGCCCGTTGGTCCAAATAATTATTAATTAAAACTACTTTTACCGAGACAAATGTCTATTAAAAACCTCCAAGAAAAGTGGGCACCCGTTCTGAATCACGAAGCTCTTCCTGAGATCTCAGATTCACATAAGCGTGGCGTTGTCGCACAACTTCTTGAGAACCAAGAAAAAGCACAAGTCGAAGAAGGACAAATCCTTAACGAGACTTTACAAACTACAGGTTACACCTCTGCTGATACAGCAACTGGTGCTACCGCTGGTTTTGACCCTGTATTGATCAGTCTAATTAGACGTTCAATGCCACAACTAATTGCATACGATATCGCTGGCGTTCAGCCAATGACTGGTCCTACTGGACTTATCTTCGCAATGCGTACTAACTACGGTACTGAGCGTAGACCTGCTAACGGTAACTTCCGTGAAGCAATGTTCAACGAGCCAAACGCTGGATTCTCTGGTGGAGCTGGTGAGGACATCGCTGAGTACGATCCAACTGCTTCAGGTTCAGCAGTCAACGACGCTGAAGGTGCTAACCCAGGACTTCTTAACGATTCTCCTGCTGGTACTTATGAGCAGACTGGTGATGCTACTGGTATGACCACAGCAACCGTTGAAGGACTAAACGACGGTACTGACACTAATGAATTCCGTGAAATGGGATTCAGTATTGAGAAGGTAACTGTAACAGCTCGTGCTCGTGCATTGAAAGCTGAGTACAGTATTGAGCTTGCTCAGGACTTGAAAGCAATTCATGGTCTTGATGCCGAGCAAGAGCTAAGCAACATTCTCTCAACAGAGATCCTTGCTGAAATCAACAGAGAAGTTGTTAGAACTATCTACACAAACGCTGTTGCTGGTGCTCAAAACAATACTGCTACTGCTGGTATCTTTGACCTTGACGTTGACTCTAATGGACGTTGGTCTGTTGAGAAATTCAAAGGACTTCTATTCCAAATCGAAAGAGATGCTAACGCTATCGGTCAGCAAACTCGTCGTGGGAAGGGCAACATCTTGATCTGCTCTGCAGACGTTGCTTCTGCTCTAGGAATGGCTGGCGTTCTTGACTACGCTCCTGCTCTTAATGGTAACAACGCTTTGACTGGTGTAGATGATACATCTTCAACTCTAGTTGGTACTCTTAACGGTAAGATCAAGGTCTACGTTGATCCTTATTCTGCTAACGTTGCTGATAAGCACTTCTATGTTGCTGGATACAAAGGAACTTCTCCTTATGATGCTGGATTATTCTATTGCCCTTATGTACCTCTACAGCAGGTCAGAGCAATTAATCCTGACACCTTCCAACCAAAAATTGGATTCAAGACTCGTTACGGCATGGTTTCAAACCCATTCTCAGGTGGTCTTACCCAAGGTTCTGGTGCTCTTACAGCGAATGCTAACAAGTACTACAGGCGTACACAAGTTGCTAACATCATGTAATTTGGTGTTATTAACACATAACTTTAAAGAGACCCTAAGGGGTCTCTTTTTTTGTATAAATATCTCAGTTTGACCAATAGTAATGACAAGTTTAATTGACCCAAAAAAATACTCCGATGCAGTTGACCTATTGAGGTCATTTTTTTTGTCTAAAGGTTTTCTAGAAGTACACACTCAGAACCGTTTAAGTATCCTTGCTGCTTGTGAAGATCCTACAACAGTAGCAACATACAACTACGGTGGTAATATATGGCCACTACCACAGACAGGTCAGATGTGGTTAGAACATGAATTACTTTCCAACCCCAAACAAGAGGGGTTTTTCTGTGTCTCAACATCATATAGGGCAGAACCTAACCCAGTACCAGGTAGACATGAGACTATCTTCCCTATGTTTGAGTTTGAGATGAAGGGTGGTGTAGAAGAACTTCAACTCATGGAGTGGGAACTATGTGAATGGTTAGGTCTACCACTAGAAAAAGATTCTATAAGAACTTATGATGATTGGAGTAATCAATTTAATGTTAAAGAACTAGACCATGATCATGAAGAGAAGATTGGTCGTGGTATGATTACTAACTTCCCTGAATGGACATCACCCTTCTGGAACATGGCAAGGAATGATGATGGCACCAGTAAGAAGATCGATGTTATATTGAATGGTATGGAAACCATTGGTAGTGCAGAGAGAAGCACAGACAAAGATCAGATGAGAGATACATTCTATACCATCTCTGATGGACAGTATGCACAACTCATCATTGATTTGTTTGGTAGAAGTAGAGTAGAGAAAGAACTAGAAGACTTCCTTTCCTTTGACTTCTTCCCTCGTTCTGGTGGAGGCATCGGAATGACTCGTATAATATCAGCCCTTGAATAGGGCTTCTTTGTGAGGTGGCGAAACGGTAAACGCTCTAGTCTGTTTAACTAGTGTTCCTGGCGGGACTTGAAGGTTCGACTCCTTCCCTCACAGTTTAAAAAATATATTTAGGTATAAATCAGTAGGCATATATTTTTGTTAATACCAACACAAACCATTATAAATAATATCAGTCAGGGAAACCTACACACAAACGAGGTCCACCAAGATGCACTGAAACCTTCTCTATATCATATGTAAAGTTAAAGGAGAATAAGTATGCATAACATAGTTTCGCAAAATAGTTTGGCAGAATGGAATCACCATACGTCTGAACAAGATAAAATATTAGATGATTACTACGAATGTCTAATTGAATGCGAGACAGATCAGCCCAGTTGTAAACGAATCTGTAAAGAGATTCTGGTTTAAGGAACACAAAAAGGAATATAAAGGACTCTTCGGAGTCCTTTTTTATTGGGTGCCTAAATATTAATGGAACAAGAATAGTCTAATGGCAAACTGGTACTCAGACCAATTAACAAATAGAAACTTTCTTTCTCCAATAGGATTTTTATTCCTTTTGGATAAAGCTACAAAGGTATCTTTCTTGTGTCAAAAGGCAGAAATCCCTACTGTAGAACTAGGACAAGTTGAGATTCCAACTAGGGGTATGGTTCCCATCCCAGTTGAAGGCAACATGCGTTACAGTGAATTTTCTATTGAGTTTATTGTTGATGAGGATCTAAGAAATTATATGCAGATCCATAACTGGATGAGAGCATTGGGAACTCCTCAAGAATTTAAAGAAAGACGAGTTTGGATAGACAAGTATGCAGATAGTCCTTCAGAAGATCCTAGATTTTCAGATGCTACATTACAAGTATTAAACAATAATAACATTGCAAATTTCGATGTTGTATTTAAAGACATGTTTCCTGTGAGTTTATCATCATTACCATTTGATGTTACTGGTGGTGATAATGATTACTTCACCTCAACAGCAACGTTTAGATATACACTATACGAAATAAGAAATACAAACTCACAAACAAGACGATAACTTATTGATTTTTCTATATTATGAACTTAGAAACATTGCAGGATATGTGGAAGTCTGATTCTAAATTGGATGATGATCTACATGATAATGATTCCTTGGCAATTCCTCAACTTCATATGAAGTATATGGAGTTCCACAATCAATATTCCCTTATGAAAAAGGAAAGGGACATTGAAATGAAACGTCTCATTAAAGAGAAGTGGTTGTACTACAAAGGTAAGGCACCATCTTCCATCTATAAGGAGATGCCATTTGATCTCAAACTTACTACTAAGGAAGAGATCTCGATGTTTATTGAAGCAGATGAAGATATCGGAAAACTTAAGTATAAGATTGAATACATAGACCAAGTGATCTTCTTTTTAGATGGTGTTTTGCGTATGATTAATAATCGCACGTATCATATTAAGAATGCTATTGAGTGGAAGAAATTTCAAAGTGGTTTTTAATAATGAATTATGGACTTTTTTACAAGGAAGTATCCTTCAATAGGCAGTCAATTGATACAGTACGAAAAGCAATATCACAAGATTTAAAATTTACTAAAGGAGAATTATACAGTAGTCACAGATCAACTAGGAGTTCTGAAGTAGCGTGGGTGAGAGATATGGATCTTGCGTCTATGCTTATGCGTATGTCTAAACAGATTAATAGATCTGCTAACTGGAACTTGAATCTTGTAGGTATAGAACCAGTACAATTTGGTATCTATGGAGAGGGAGATTTTTATAACTGGCATGTGGATCAACATCCAAAACCTGTCGGGGGAATGGTAAGAAAGATTAGTATGTCCCTTTTCCTTAATGATGACTACGAAGGAGGGGAGTTTGATTTGGAGATATATAGACCAGATGCAGATCCAAGGTATAAGACTTTTAAGTTAAAACCTTGGTCTGCTATTTTTTTCCAAGGTGACCAATGGCATAGGGTTCGCCCTATCACCTCTGGACTTCGTAAATCAATTGTAGCATGGTTTTATGGACCTCCTTATTCGTAAGAAGAATGAAGTTTATTTGAAAGTTGAAGCGGAACCTCATCTCCATAAGGAGGCAGCAGAATTTTTTACCTTTGAAATCCCCTCTGCAAAGTATATGCAAAGGACAAGGAGATACAAAGGTTGGGATGGTAAAGTAAGATTATACTCACCTGCTACTGGGGAGATCTATTGCGGTTTAGTAGATTATCTAACTGACTGGGCAAAGGAAAGGGGATATCATTATCAGTTCGAGGAATCTCAATACTTTGGACATCCCAAGGATCAGAATGATCTAATAACTCCTGAGTCTGTAGTTGGATTTGTTCAAGCATTGGGTCTCCCTTCGGGATTAAAGGTTCGGGACTACCAATATTCAGCAATATACGAGTCCCTACGATACAACAGACGGCTCCTATTGTCCCCAACTGCCAGCGGGAAATCCTTAATGATTTATTCATTGGTTAGGTTTCATGTAAATGTGAAAAGGAATGTACTTATTATAGTACCAACTACGTCTCTTGTTGAACAAATGTACAAAGACTTTACAGAATATGGTTGGAACACTGAGTATCACTGCCATAAAATATATGCTGGTGAAGAAAAATATACAGACCATGATGTAGTTATATCAACTTGGCAGTCCTTATATAAGGAACCAAGAAAATTTTTTGATAGGTTTGATGTTGTAATTGGTGACGAAGCACATTTGTTTAAAGCAAAATCTTTAACTAAATTAATGTCTAAGTTGCATAGTTGTAAGTATCGTATTGGATTTACTGGTACATTAGATGGGTCGGATACTAATCAATTAGTATTGGAGGGTGTGTTTGGTAGATGTACTCAGGTTACTAGGACATCTGATCTAATGAAGAAAGGGCATGTTGCCAAACTTAAAGTAAAGATTCTTCTATTAAAGCATGAAGAAAAAATCTTTGAGGGATATCAAGATGAAATGGATTACCTTTGTGAGCATGAACATCGTAATAAATTCATCCGTAACTTAGCGTGTGACTTAAAGGGAAATACACTGGTACTATTCAACTACGTGGAGAAGCACGGTCTCCCTTTGTATGAGATGATAAATAGTCATACCGACAGACCAGTACATTTAGTTTATGGTGGAGTGGATGTCGATGACCGAGAACACATACGGAATTTAGTTGAAAATGAAACTCCTGAAAACAATGGCATTATTGTCGCCTCTTATGGGACTTTTAGTACTGGCATCAACATTAAGCGGTTGCACAACCTCGTCTTCGCCAGTCCCTCCAAGTCCAGAGTTAGAAATCTTCAGTCCATTGGCAGAGTCCTCAGAAAAGGACGGTTAAAAGATAAGGCAACATTATATGATATTGCAGATGACATCTCTACAGATCGTGGGCATAATTACACATTGAATCATTTAATGGAGAGAGTTAAAATCTACAAGCAAGAGAATTTTAATTATGAAATCATAGATGTAAAATTAAAATCTGATGATTAGTTACGCAAAACACGAAGAAGAATTTTACGGAGTTTTTAAACTCGTCAGTGGAGAAGAGGTATTGGGTAAAGCAGTACTTACGGAAGATAATGGAGAAACTCTTTCCTTTATCCAGAACCCTGTTTCTACAATAGTTATTAATAATAAAGATAATGAAGGTCGCAATATTCGGGGGGTGGGGTTTGCGAAATGGATGCAATTTTCTGATGAGGATTTTTATATCATAAGAGAAAAAGATGTTTTAACAGTTTCTTCAATGAGTAAAGAAATTACATTCATGTATGAAGCGTTTGTTCTAAATGAAAATAAAGGTAAACCACCAAAAAAAGATAATTTAAAAATTGATCCCAAACCCAGTATGGGTTACCTAGGAAAAATTGACGAGGCACGGAATCTATTTGAAAAAATATTTAAGACTTAAATTATTGCCCTGAACCCTTACACGGTTAGTGTACATCAAATTGACAAACGTGTCAAGCCCTGATATAATATATACAAAGCAAGACACCTATGAAAAGAATAAAAAAACAAAAACAACATTATGTTGATAATCAGGAGTTTCTTGCTGCTATCATTAAGTACAAAGAAAGAGTATATATTGCTGCCGTAAAGGAGATTGAAGGTCTTGCTGACATGGAACCTGATGTGCAGTTCCAAACTTTAAAGAGTTGGAAAAGTAAAAGTAAACCTAGAGTAGGAAATTATATTGGAAGTTGTTTTTTAAAGATAGCACAACATTTATCATACAGACCAAACTTCATCAACTACATGTATAAGGATGATATGGTTTGTGATGGTATAGAAAATTGTATACAATATATTGATAATTTTAATCCAGCAAAGTCTAAGAACCCATTTGCTTATTTTACACAAATAGTTTATTATGCATTCTTACGTCGTATTGCTAAAGAGAAACGCCAGTTGGATATTAAAGATAAAATTCTAGAGAAGTCAGGTTACGATCACGTATTCACAGTTGACGGAGAAGGTGGAGCTGACTATAATCAAATTAAGAATCGTGTTGAAATGAATCAAAAGAGATGAAGATCTTACTCATAACAGATCAGCATTTTGGTGTACGTAATGACAATCAAAATTTCATTGATCATTACAGAAAATTTTATAGTGAAGTTGTGATCCCTTTTGTGGATGCAAATAAAATTGATACTATTATTAATCTAGGTGATACGTTTGATAAACGTCGATCTATTAATTTTATGTCATTGGAAGCAGCGAAAGAGATGTGGTTTGATCCTCTTAGAGAAAGGAATGTTAAAATGCATACCCTTGTAGGTAATCATGACATTTATTATAAAAACACTTTAAGAGTTAATGCTCCAAATGAATTACTTGGAGAATACGAAAACATAACTGCCTATACAGAACCTACTACAGTTATGTTTGATGGTCTTCCCATACTCTTTTTACCTTGGATATGTGATGAGAACTATGATGAATCTCTACGAGCTGTTAATGAAAGTTCTGCTGATATCTGTATGGGTCATTTGGAACTTAATGGTTTTGAAGCACATCCTGGACATGTGATGACAAATGGTATGGATGTTAAACATTTTTCTAGATTTAAAAAAGTGTTTAGTGGTCACTATCATATGAAGTCTACTAAGAAAAATGTTACATATCTTGGAAACCCCTACCAACTTTATTGGAATGATTACGGCACTAAAAGAGGCTTTCATGTCTTTAACACAGACACTCTACGATGTAGTTTCCATAGAAATCCCTTTGACACTTTTCATAAGTTGTATTATAATGGTGGAGTTGTACTTCCGAATGAGGACGAAGTTAAAGGAACGTTCGTCAAACTCATTGTAGAAGACAAAGGTGACTATTCAAAATTTGACTATACGGTTAGTCAACTTCAAGACATGGGTCTTGGTGATTTAAAAATCATTGAAGACTTAAGTGTAGAAGCAGAGAATGGTACTGGACTGATGGAAACCGAAGATACAATGACTCTTCTTGATAACTACATAGATGGAATTGATCTTAAAGTTAACAAGTCGAACATTAAAAATGTTATGAGGTCGTTGTATATGGAGGCAGCAGAAATCTGATGTTTATTTTATCGGATACAAAATCTGGCGGTATCTATGCTATAAGAGAGGGTAAGCGTAGAAAAACAGTGACTGTATTTGAAGACTATGATGATGCTGAAAGATATGCTGGACAACTAGAAGCAGAAGATTATGATGATGAATTAGAAATTATTGAGTGTGATCCTACTGTCATTGCTATAAACTGTAATACGTATGGATATACTTATTTAATTATTAAAAAAGACGATCTTATTATCCCACCTTAATGATTACATTTGAAACTATTCGCTGGAAGAATTTCCTATCTACAGGAGACCAGTGGACTGAGATTGATTTTTGTGAGTCACCCTCAACATTAATTGTAGGGTCTAATGGTGCAGGAAAATCCACTATGTTGGATGCTCTTTGTTTTGCATTGTTTAACAAACCATTCAGAAAGATTAATCGTGGACAGTTAGTAAACAGTATTAATGAAAAAGGATTAAAAGTTGAAGTATGTTTTTCTATAGGAAAAGATGAATACAGAGTTTTCAGAGGTGCCAAACCAAATCTCTTTGAGGTTTACAAAAACAATAAGATGGTTGACCAGGACGCTGCTGCCAGAGACACGCAGAAATATTTGGAGCAATCAGTCCTCAAACTCAATTACAAAAGTTTTACCCAAGTCGTCATACTTGGTTCATCCACATTTGTACCCTTCATGCAATTGGGAGCAAGTGTCAGGAGAGAAGTTATTGAAGATCTACTCGATATCCAGATCTTTTCAAACATGAATTCTTTGCTGAAGGATAGAGTTCGTTCATCACAAAGTCAAAGTAATGATTGTGGCCACATGCTTCGTCTCACAAAGGAGAAAGTAGAGAGTCAGCAGAAGTTACTTGATTCATTAAAAGAAGTTAATCATAATCGTCAAGAAGAAAAACGTAATCGATATAATAAAAATTCTAAAAGTATTGAAGAAGTAAAATCCAATTTTAATAAACTCCAACATGAGATTGTGATTCTTGAAGAGCAGATGGAGGATGTTGAACTTCAGAAGAAATTTGTTCGTAAACTTCGTCAAGGTCAAGCAGATAAAAAATCTGAACTTAAGTTAATTGCAAACAATCTTAAGTTCTTTAAGAGTCATGATGTATGTCCTACATGTACACAAAATATTAGTAGTGTATTTAAAACAGATCAAGTTGATACTTTAACTAGTTCTGGAACAACACTTGCTACTAAGATTGAAGAGTTTACAAAAGATATCTCTGAGGCAGTAAGTGTTGTTACTAAGATAGAAGAGACTTCTACAAAACTATATGAAGTTCGTAGTGATGCTACTGCACAAGAAAGAGAGGTAGTTCGTCTTGAAATGGATAACATTGAGATCTCCAAACAGATTCTTGAACTTCAACAAAGTACTCCTAACATAGATCAAGAAAAAGAAACTTTACAGGGGTATGTTGCTGAGTATAAAACAACTGAAAAGGATTGTGCAGAAGTCAGTCAACAGTTGGATGAATTCCAAGTTGTGTCTTCTCTATTAAAAGACTCTGGTATTAAGAGTCAGATTATCAAAAAATATGTTCCTATCTTCAACCAACTCATTAATAAATATCTTTCGTCTATGGAATTTTTTGTTAACTTTACATTGGATGAAGAGTTCAATGAAGTTATCAAGAGTCGTTTCCGTGATGAGTTTTCTTATGCATCTTTCTCTGAAGGAGAGAAGCAAAAGATTGACTTAGCACTACTCTTTACATGGAGAGAAGTTGCTAGGATGAAAAATAGTGTTGCTACAAATCTTCTTATTCTTGATGAGGTTTTTGATAGTTCACTTGATTCTTCTGGTACTGGAGAACTTCTTCAAATACTAAGAAGTCTTGGAGACGGAACAAATGTATTTGTTATTTCTCATAAAGGTGATATACTGGTGGATAAGTTCTTACGAACTTTAAAATTCGAAAAGGTTAATGATTTTTCTAAGATGTCTGATGAATCCTAAATAAAACCATGATTGAATACACTGAACCAGTAACAGATAAACTGAAATTAAGAGCAGATGCTCTTAAAATTCTAATGGCACAATTTGGTTCTGATGGAAAATCAGTATACGAATGTGCAGATGAGTGGTGTAGTAAACAGTATACTACAGCAGGTCTTGTCAAATATTATGAAGCATATTATTCTAAAAAAACAAAATGACTAAACCAATTGAAAGTTCAGAACAACTAATTGAACGTTTTACGAAACGTACTATGCAATTACAAGCAAGGAAGCAAGAACTACAATCAGTATATGATGAGTATGTTAAGTTAGAAAGAGATCTAACTAGACTTGAAGGTTCTATGCAAGCAATACAATACGCTGCATATGGTAAGATGCCTGGTGATGGTAACCATGATAAATTCAATGATCACAAACCAGTTAAGCATAACAATTTAGATTCATTAGATTAATGAATAGTGAACGTAAAGAAAAGATCATAGAACGCATAGGGGAACTAGCAATTCTCCTAGGTGGAACCTCAGAGTATAGAACTTGTTACAGCAGTACAGGTATAGAAACTAAAAAAATTATAGTCGAGTACGATCATCACCAAACTAAATGAAAGCAATTATCTACAGCGACAGAAACCTTGAATCTGGAAGAGCAGAACAACTCTTAAAGTCTGTTCGTTTTGATGAGTTGGTTACATATCATCTTGATGATGATTTCAATAATACTCAATTCCAATCTGAGTTTGGTTGTGACGCACCTTATCCCCAGATCACTATTGGTACAGAGCATGTTGGTGGATTGAAAGATACTCTTCATTACCTAAGTAAGAAGGGATTGATTTCATGAATGATATTATACAACTGAATAATCCACGAACATCAACATATAATGAGTTCAAACGTATAATAAAGAGAGATGATTTCAATTGGAATTACTATCCACGTTCGGATGAACATGCAACTCCAGCAATGCTCTCTCATTCATTCATCAAACGACCAGAACAAATAAGATATCCAACTGTACAGTGTGATGGTGCTAGGTTTGCACATGATGTAGTACAAGAGATATTAAATTATAATGATATAACATTATATTGTATTTACAGATTAAATCTTAACATGGTTTTTCCACAAGCAGGTAATCAACAGACACCTGTACATGTAGACCATCCATGGCCACACGATAATATCATAATCTATTTCTCTAATGAAGGGAAGACAATACTTGAGAATGATGAACATGATCCTAAAGAAGATGATGTTATTATATTTCCTGGTTTACCACATTGTCAGGAAATACCCAAGAATGATATGAGAATGGTATTAATAGCAACATGTGTTACATCAATGGATTGATTTCATGACAAAAAAACATAGTTACACAAACCCTTCTGAGAAACAAGATCTTTCTCACTTAGAGGCATCTGCTGGTGGTGAGCATTTTGATGAACATGGGTGGCCAACTACTCCACCTATGAGTGATAGAGAATGTATCTATCGATCTCTAGAGAACTGTATCAATCTTGCTGGACTTGATAAGAAACAAGTCATGAGATTAGTAGAAGACT